GAGAAAACATCTGAACCAAAATCTGAGAAAAAGAAGTAACATAAAAAATGTCTAAAGAGTACGAGCTTAGTATTACATTTGAAGAGTTAATAAATAGAATTATAGATAAGTACTCTATTGAAGACATTTGTTATATCCTCCAACTTAAAGAAGAAGATATCTTAGAAGCTTTTGGTGATAAGGTTATAGAGAAAATAGAAGAGTTTGATGTAGTTACAAGTATGGATTATTTTAAAGATGTGGATTAATGAATAACATAAATAATGATGATCTAGGATTGGAACATGCAATGTCTAAGGATAAAAGGCGCAAGAAGCGTAAGAGAAAAAACATGCCTAAGTTTAGATCTGCTGCTGCTCATTCCTTAGAAGAGAAGCAATTCCAACCTCAAACAATACCAGACCTTAAGAGAGTCAATAATAAAAAAAGACTTAACAAGCATGATATTTTAATGGAGTTAGAAAATGAGTTATGAATGTTTAGGAATATAACTAGAGAGGACTCAGTAGCTGAGTTTACTAAAGCTACTAATGGTCCTATAGATAATCCCTTTAGTATTAAGGGACTTCTTCATCGGTATGACTTGATAAGAGAAGAGACTAATGAGTTGATGGTAGAGATTCTTCAAGCCATTAGTGAATTAGAATTTGAAGGTAATGTAACTGATGATACTAAAGTCAAGCTTTTGAAAGAGATGGCTGATGTTCAATACGTACTGTCTGGTATGTCAGTACAATTCAAAGACCTAACACCATTCTTACCAGCTTTTAACAGGGTACATAAAAGTAACATGACTAAGGTAGACCCCGTGACGGGCAAGATAAACAAGAGAAAATCTGATGGTAAAGTTATTAAGGGTTCATGGTATAAAGAACCTAATCTTTACCCTTTACTTAGAAGTACTGAAGAAGTACTTGAGAAACAGAGAAAGTATACAACTCAATGAGTAGAGGAATAGAATGGGACATCCTCCAAAAAGATTATGGACCTACTCTACATATTATAGAGATTGAAGATACTTTAGTAGACTTTTTACCAACACAAGCAGTGATTAAAAGGAAAGTATTTGAATGGGATGGTACCCTACATGCTTTCAATTACTCTCTTGACTTTAATGGTAAGATAATAGATGTTGGTAAGATATTCAAAGTAGGATATGTAGAAAAATTTATTCAAGAATATTATAGAACAGATTCAAAAGGAGCAGAAGTTATATGACAATAGAGTTACCTACATTATACCAACAGTTCATCTACAAATCTAGGTACTCTAGGTGGTTAGAAGAAGAGAAGAGAAGAGAGGATTGGCCTGAAACAGTACGTAGATATCTTAATTTTATGTACGAGCATTTATCTTCTAATTATTCTTATACTATAAATTCAGAGTTAAATGCAGAATTGTTTGAAGCTATTACACAATTAGAGATCATGCCCTCTATGCGTTGCCTAATGACAGCAGGACCAGCGTTAGAGAGATGTAACGTAGCTGGTTATAACTGCTCTTACTTACCTATCGATCATCCTAGAGCCTTTGATGAGTGTCTCTATATACTTATGTGTGGCACTGGTGTTGGCTTCTCAGTAGAGAGGAACTCTGTTAATAAACTTCCATCAGTTAATGAACACTTTGAAGATTCTGATACTGTCATTATAGTACAAGATACTAAAGCTGGATGGGCTAGAGCATTAAGAGAACTTATCTCACTACTCTATGTTGGTCAAGTACCTAAGTGGGACTTAAGTAAGCTGAGACCTAAGGGTGCTAGACTCAAGACATTCGGTGGTACATCCTCTGGACCTGATCCATTAGAGGACTTGTTGAACTTTACTGTCAACATCTTTAGAGGAGCAGCGGACAGACATTTGACACCATTAGAGTGTCACGATATCATGTGTATGATAGGTGACTGTGTTGTCTCTGGTGGCGTTAGAAGGTCAGCATTGATTAGCTTAAGCAACGTAGATGACATGCAGATCAGGAAAGCTAAGACAGGGAACTGGTGGACTACAACACCTTACAGAGCATTAGCTAATAACTCTGCTGTTTACAAAAGAAAACCTGAGCCAGAGCTCTTCTTAAAAGAGTGGCTCGCATTAGTGGAGAGTAAGAGTGGAGAAAGAGGAATCTTTAATCGTGATGCAGCTATCAGACAAGTTAGAAGAAATGGGAGAAGATTTGAAGAGTTTCCTTTTGGCACTAACCCCTGCTCAGAGATCATTCTTAGACCAAACCAATTTTGTAACCTCACTGAAGTTATCTGCAGGAGAGACGATGATCTGGAGAGCCTCACTAGAAAGGTTAAACTGGCTACAATATTGGGAACATACCAATCCACACTGACAGACTTCAAATACTTAAGGAAGATATGGAAGAAGAACACTGAAGAAGAGAGGTTGTTGGGTGTTAGTCTTACAGGGATTATGGATAACAATGCCTTAGCTGGTGGTATGATATTTGCTCTAGGTGACGAACTAGACATCAATCCATTAGATATTTTACTTAATACATTAAAAGAAGAGGCAGTAAGAATAAATGAAGAATTTGCTAAAAAGATTGGTATCAATCAAAGCACTGCTGTTACTTGTGTTAAGCCCTCTGGCACTGTTAGTCAGCTTGTTAATAGTGCTAGCGGGATTCATTGTAGGCATAGCGATTATTACATTAGGTCTGTACGAGGCTCTACAGACGACCCGGTCACCAAGTTCCTCATGGATAATGGAATTCCTTGGGAAGATGAACTTGGCAAAGAGGGAAAGTCCATTGTATTCTACTTTCCTCACTCGTCGCCTAAAGGCTCGAAAACTAGGAAAGAAGTATCTGCACTAGAACATTTAAAGCTTTGGAAACAGTATCAAGAACATTGGTGTGAACACAAACCTAGTATAACAGTATCAGTTAAGGATGATGAGTGGCCTATGATAGGTGGTTGGGTGTACGATAACTTCGATATAGTTAGTGGTATTGCTTTCCTTCCCTATTCAGATGATGACCACAACTTTAAGCAAGCTCCTTACAAAGAATGTACTAAGGAAGAGTATAAAGAGATGTTAAAGAATATGCCTAAGAGTTTAGATTGGTCTAAGCTTAAAGATTATGAAGACGAAGATAACACAGCTTCATCACAGACACTGGCTTGTATTGGTGGAGTCTGTGAAATTGTAGATATAGGAAGTAATTAGTATGGAAAAAGAAAAGAAGTTAACAATAAGACCTGATGGTAGAAAAGTTCTTGACTTAAGAGCTACACAAACTTTTGTTAAAGTTGAAGACCCAATGACAGTCATTATGTCAGAGATGTTAAATACTCACAAGGAAATGAGTATTCATCTCAAAGAAATTGCTGAAGCACTATCTGGAATAGCGAGGGTATATGGCGATTGATAAAGTAGATGTAAAATATTATCCTTTTTATAGTAGTAGTAGTAGTAAAAGACCTACTACTACTACTATACCTTTTTTACATCCTTCAGAAGAAGATATTAAATTTATTGCTTATGGTACAAGAAAGAAGTTAGGTGAAAATAATACAGTAAACAATCCTTACCATTACAATAGAAAAGGTATTGAATGTATTGATGCTATTGAAGCCTCTATGGAACCAGAAGAGTTTAAAGGTTATCTTAAAGGATGCCATTTCAAGTATGTTTGGAGATATACTTATAAAGGAAAACCATTAGAGGATTTAGAAAAGGCTCAATGGTACTTAGAGAAATTAATTAAAATTATAAGGAAGGAAGATAAAAAAAATGAGGCATGATAGACTATATGTAATTACAGGGGACCAGATCAATACTATTAGAGAAACTATTGCTAAGTTCCCTTATGCTACAGCAGAAAGAATTATTGAGACTCTAGGTTCTCTTAGAAAGTATTTAGAACCTACTAATTCTCAAAAGTTGGCTGCTCGTAAAGCAGATCAGAATCCGAAGATAGAAAAAATTGATGTAGATATTGATAAGATGAAGGTAGTTCATCCAGCAGAGATTGATGAAGCTCGTAGAGATGCTGATGCTCTAACCAGAGGAGATGTCCTAGATATTATTGAAGACGCTATGGATAGGATGGTAGAAAAGATGCAACCTAATATTATCATGGATGAAGAAGCAGTATCAATTCCAACTGTTGTAGATGTTGTACATACAAAAGAGCCACTAGCTGATGATGATGAAGAGTTTCCTCTTGATCCATCTCTATTACCATTATCTAATGGTGATTTAGTAGAGCCAGATGCTGATGGTGATGCCATGCTTCCTTACATAGCTCCAGAAGAGAGTAAACCTAAGAAGAAAGGGAGAGGAAGGCCAAAGAAGAATGCCTAATGAATATTATGAAATTAAAAATCCAGAATACTATGCACCAATATCAGCTTAAAGATACTTACACCTTTAAAACAACAAAAGGGAACCCTATTGAGATTCCCGCAGAGGAATGGTATGAAATCTGTAGTCTTCCAACTATAGAAAATGTCTTATTTAAACTCAAAGAACTAGATATCCGAATGGATAGAGACTTATATTACAAACTTAGTTTAGGTTTAGACAAAGTAGAGAAAAAGGAGGTAAAAGAAAATGCCATTTGAATTAATTACTTTACTAGGTAGTGTAATTATTGGTTTCCTAACTGCACTAGTAGGTTTAAGAATGAAGTTAGCTGCACAGACACAGAAGCATTTAATGCAAGCTGCTGGCTTACAAAAAGAGATGTGGGCTGATGCTAGAGAGTATGGTCTTAAGGATAAAGGTTTTGCTTGGACTCGTAGATTGATTGCTCTCATGGCTGTGTTTGCTATTATACTACTTCCCAAGTTAGTAGCTGTCTGGATGCCAGATATTAATGTTACACTTGGATGGACAGAATGGAAACCAGGATTCCTATTCTTTACAGAAGGTAGGAACGTAATTGAATGGAAGGTTGCTACTGGTTTGGTATTGACACCATTAGATACTCATTTAGTTAGTGCTATTGTTGGTCTCTACTTCGGTGGTAGTATTATGAAGAATGCTTGATACCAAACATCGGGCGGGCCTTAGACGTGGAAGGACTCGCCGCAGCCGCACCGCCCTTTTTCGTTGGGGTTATTGAACACGAAACCAGACTTCAACGTATCCTCGACGTAGTCCATCTCGGTGCCGATCAGGAACATCGAAGCCTTGGGGTCGATCAAAATCGTCACGCCGTTCTCCTTGACGACTTCATCGAACTCCCCCTTCTCATCGGCATACTCAAGCGTGTACGACAGGCCCGAGCAACCGGCAGAGCGTAAGCCGACTCGAATCCCATAGGACGGGCGACCGCGCTTTTCCAGAAGTTCCATGACCCGCTCCGCCGCGGTGTCGGTAACAGACATCGCTGCACCAAACATCTCAAACTCCACTCGAAACGAAGTTACTCAACTACAATCTCGCTACCCCTCTTAGAACGGTAGTCGGCAATCGCTGCCTTAATAGCATCTTCGGCTAGCACAGAACAATGAATCTTGACCGGTGGCAGGGACAGGTGCTGGGCGATCTGGGTGTTCTTGATCGTTTCCGCCTCATCCAAGGTCTTCCCTTTAACCCATTCGGTAACCAGACTCGATGACGCAATAGCCGAGCCGCACCCGAAGGTCTTGAACTTGGCGTCCTCGATAAGCCCGTCCGTAGATACCTTGATCTGCAGCTTCATGAC